CAGAAACACAACTTGCAGAAACCTATTTACACCGCCTACAATTCCATCTAAATTTGGTTGAGTTGATTAAGGTGATTAACGGTTAAGTGTCTTAAGGTGTTGAAATGACAGCAAGAAAGCAAGAGTCAGAATTAGATCCCGTGTCCCTAGAGATAGACAAACTCATAGAAGAGATGGGCCTACAAGACCCCACACCCTCCGACTCTAGACCACAAACACCCACTCCTAAAACAGCTGCAACTCCAAAGGGTTCACCCCTAGCACCCACTCCACAGGCACAGACCAGCACAGGCTACGCAAACACAGGCTACGCAAACACAGGCTACGCAAAAGAACCGCAAGAGCCGCAAGAGCCCGAGTTCACAATTCTCCGCTCAAAGGTCCTCAGGCCCTATGTGGGCTTAGTCTATGGCTGCCCCGGGGTAGGCAAAACCACACTGTGTTCTCAAATACCCGGCTCCCTAGTTATCGACTTAGAACGGGGTGGAGATGGCCTAGACTGCACGAGGATATCAATCGCAGAGCAAGATACCCCTAGGGCCACCATCGCCAAGATTAAGCGGGCTATCGCCTTTGCCGTGCAACAGGGCTACACCACCATCATCATCGATAGCATAACGAGTTTAGCTAATATCTTTGAACGGCAATACCTTATAGAGAACCAAAAGACTGCACTCGATGCTGATTTTGGTAGGGATTACGATAAGTTAAACACACTGGTCAAGGACTTCCTTGGTGGTCAAACGGCCTCCACTGGGGTCATGCGGTACCTCGCTAACAACCAGTGCAACCTATTGTTAATTGGGCACGAAAAGGAAAAGATTGACACACTGGGCGATAGCAAGCTCATGCACTCCACATTCCCTAGCCTCTATAAAGGGCTCGTGGGTTGGTTGAATATCCAGTGTGATTTTATCTTTTATTACACCTTTGACATCCTCATCAGAGAGGAACAGCTGGGAATGACTAAGGAAAAGCTATCGGCTACACGAGGCCGGAAGCTCATCACTTCACAGGAAGGGGGGATTATGGCTAAGAATAGATTTGAGTTTATCAAGCCCAGCTTGAGTAACCCGACCCATAAAGTGTTCACATCTATATTCGATGCCGAGGCTAATCAAGCATTGAAAACAGGAGTCACATCATGAGCTTTACACTGAACCTAAGAGCTATCGAGCAGTCTAAAATCAATGTCAGTCAGGATAGGGACCTACTGCCTGAGGGGAGTTATGCAGCTAAAATAAGCGGATGTGAACACAAAGTCTCTCAGGCTGGGCATCCCTTCTTTGCCTTTGAGTTTACAATAGAGCCTCAAATTGAATACCCTGATTGCCCTTTTGTCAGCAGAAGGCTCTGGAACAACTTGATGATAAGCCACCCTAACGAACAGGTGACGGCTATCAGTCAACGTACACTGGCAGATATTCTTATAGCCTGCGGGTTATCGAATGACACACAGATTGACGATTTAGAAAGAGACTTTCCCTTGCTCACTATAGATAAGTCTATCTATATTCGTGTCTACCACAAGATGGATAAGGTGAAGCATGAACTCAGACCTGAGATTGCTGCGTACTTTGGCCGTGGGGAGTTTGAGGGAGTCCATAGGTATATGGAGCCTATTAAAGGCCCACTTGCCACTGAGACAATAACGGGCCACCCTCAGGTCTGCCAAAAGGCCACAGCACTCAGAGACACTAAACTGGCTAAGGCTCAAGCTCCTTTAACCCCCGCTTCTCAAAACCCCATGAGTGACTTGCAAAGGGAGAAAACACTGGCCGCTTTTTCGAGCCACCAAAGTTTTGAAGACGTGCCGTTCTGATCTCTGATTCCCCCTCGTGGTAAAATAGAACAACCAACTCAAGAGGGGAATAAACCGTGGAATTCAAACAGTTGACTTTTGTAGGTGTCTCTATTTTAGCTTGCGTAACAACGGCTTGTGTACTGTTTAGTGATGGGCTTGCAGCTCCTCTAGCCCAGTCCCCCGCTCCTGTCATTTCTTCGAAATGTGATAAGATCAGTGAGAAGCCCGCCCTTTACCAGTGCAAGATGCCCGAGTGGAGTACCTATTGTTACGTGGCATTAACAGGCATTTCATGCGTGGTTCATGACCATGCCACCACCGCAAGCCTCCCTACCCCCACCCCTACACAGCCTATCCCTACACCTATCCCTACACCTATCCCTACACTGACACCTCTAGAGCCTCAGCCAGCCTATCCGCTTGAGCTCATGACACTGCCACCCGGTGCCGTCTAAGCTGCTCGGTGACTTCTTCTAAACTCCTCGCTATAAACGCTAGCCCTCCACGGTTATTTACCTGAAGGAGGAACTGCTCTTGAGCTGGGGTGGGCTTGCCGTAACGACTCTTCACCTCGATGGCTAAAAAGCGCCCACAGCCCACTAAAGCACCCTCCTTTACCCCCACAGACCCTAAGATGCCTAAGATGTCTGAAACGCCCTGTATACGCCCTATGCCTTGCAATTTACGCCATGTCCCACTCACGGGGTTAAACACTCCAGTGGACTGAGAACGCCACATAAAGACATCTTCTTGAGTGGCGAGGTATTCGAGTATTTGACGCTGGATCTCGGACTCACGAAGTGAGCCCCCCTTTTGCCTCTTGGGCTCCATCAGAGCTCCCACTCGACCCGCAAGACTTTAGGATCAAACGTGCGCAAGTGCTGCACAATCTCCACCATGTCCTGTTCGTCAAGGACCCCAATACAGCCCGCCGTGCCGCTTGAGGAGCCCCGGTTGTAGTCGATGTGGATACCAAATTCTCCCCGCCTCGTTTCCTCTCGGCACACGATGGGGACAAACACGGGGCCTAAACCGGGGCCATGACTCACCCCCCAGTTGTCCTTACCCCCCGCCCATTCCATGTCAAAGACCTCATAGATTCCTTGAGGTAAGGGCTCCATGGAACCGGGGATATTGCGCCCCGCTTGACGAAACTTCTGTGCGTAACCTTGGCCCGTGCAGACAGTCCAAGAACCCGCATATTGCTCTTTATCGTCGAAGATTTTCAGCGTACATTTGTAGGTATTATCTGTAAAAGTCTCTTGTGTTTTCTCAAGCCTTAAATAGGATGGCACGTTTTTCCCTCCATGAGTCTAAAGTTGATGAGTCTAGAAATTAGCGACTGAAGTTCTCACACGATTGACAACAGTATCTTTAATACTATCAAAGACTTCTGTAGCCTCTCCCAGCTCTTGGATCTTCCCCATATCGAGACCTAGCCCACTGCCCGCTTCCATGCCGATAAGCTTGAAGACTTCTTCCATGGCAACGGCGATCATGACATCGACCACTTTCACCGCTAGGTCGTCAAAACGCTCACCGGGCACAGCGTCCTTGATCCACTGTGCAATCTCTAATCTGCTTTTTTTATAAGCATCTCCAGCGAAATTACCAGCCACACCCTTAGCTAAAGGCAATGCCCACACGCTTAAGTTAGAAAATAAATATTTGATAACTCGTGGTGCGACGAACCCTATTAGACTCTGAAGTGGCATATTTTTCTTCTCTCCATTCTGCTGACATGAGGGGACGACCCATCACTATTCTAGCATTATTGGGGTTCCCCCTAGCGTTCTACCTGACAATATTATTGTTAAATTCTTGTGCAGTGATGTAGATGGATGAGTCGCCATTCCCCTTAATGCACGTCCCATCTCTCTTCTTCAAGAACCATTTAACACTCGACTTAGCCTCAATATAGATGGCTATAATGTCATCTATTCCATCTTTATTATCTCTATTATCTCTATCATCTCTATCGTAAATAGCGTTACAGCTGACGCGGTTTGAAGTGGACTTCATGGGGCAATAGGAGTGATCCCAATCTGAATATTCGTCTTTAATGAGACGCTCAAAGTCCTTTAAATACATAGACAACCTCTACAAAAACTAGGCACTAGGCTATACGCACAGCCCGCAAATAGGAACGCTCGGGTGCAGAAGAATCCCCGTTGATGCGGCAACTCGACGCTGAGGCCGGCGTCACAATGGCAAAGCCGTACACGATGGTGTTGGCCGTCACCGCCATGACCCGACTGGCCCCAACACACGCCACACCGGTTCCTTGCCGGGCTTGACTGGCGGCGTTGTAGTCAAAAGTGCTCGCTGCTAGCGCAATACTCACTTCTAACCTATCAATGGTTCCACCCGTGGAGTCGCCATTCACATGAGTCGTCACCAGCCAAATCCCTGCCGTGAGGGTCAGGGTTCCAATCTGTGCGCTCTGCGGGCTGGCCGATGTGGCCGTGGTTGTGGCGAGCGAGCTGTAAAGGATCTCTCCAATGTAGCCCGTAGCAGCGCCGTAGGTGGCGCCTAAAGTTGTTGTTATAACAGCAGAAGTTCTTAAGCCTTGGACAAGTGTGCCGTTACCCACACCCCCACCACCGTTGTTATTGATGACGGTCGTCCCTGTGCCCGTGTTGGTGATGCTCAAGTTCCCATTGGCACCTGAAGCCCGGATGACACGAGCGCTAAAGTCTTGGGCTGCCGAGACAGATTTGAAGTCCACAAACGACGTCCCATCTGCGGCCCGCCCTTGCCCCAATTCAATCCAACCACCCTTCACCGTGAGGCTGTCCCCCACCCCAATGCCGCCCGTCACAACCAACGCCCCAATCGTGGGATCCGTGGCGCTGGCTGCCGTGGCGTTAGAAATGGTTGTGACCCCACTGAGTGTTTTATCCCCCGCTAGGGTTTGTGCTCCCAACGTCACAACTCCAGCCACGCTTGCACTCGCTGACACTATTTTAGTGCCATCTATGGCAGCACTAGCGTTGATATCTGCGTTGACTATTGTCCCATCTAGGATCTTGGCACTCGTCACGCTGTCCGCTGCTAGCATGGTAGCCGTCACCGTGCCCGTGTCCCCGCTAGACACCAGGGTTCCACTCACATTGGGCAGACTCAACGCCCGTGCCACTGTGCTAGTGGCCGTTAGCGTTGTATCGGCTCCAGCACTCACTAACTCGATGATGCCCGCTGCTGGGGGCTTGAGTTGGTAAGAGGTCCGAGTGGCACCCACCTTGATATAACCCGCGGAACTCCCATTCTCCTCGACTTCAAAGCCCACACCGGCCCCACTGGCGGCAGCACCACCCCTATTTAAGGTGAGCAAGGGGTCAGTGAAGTTGGCTGCCGCATTGAGATTGAGTGTGTCCGAAAGCCCGCTGCCCACGTTAATGGTGGCGATTCCTGAGCCCGTAGACAGGTTGAGAGTCGTGTTAGATGTGGAGACACCGAGGTTGAGTGTGGTGGCCGTAGAGCCCGCTATCGAGAGGGTTCCGGCTGCGCTGGTATCGAGCCCAAAGTTAGCGGGGCAGGAGTAGCCAAAGGCACTGGTCGTTAACCCCCCACTCACGACTTGGCTAGTGCCCGTCACACTAAAGGCACTTAAGGCCCCCGTTGTGGAGACTGTTTGGCTACCAAAGTTGGGGGCTATCTTGGTGCCCGCAATGGCTGCTGAGGCGTCCACATCAGCGTCTACAATAGGGCTCGACGAGATGACCCCACTGGCGTTGGAGTGGAGAATGCCCGTCGAGGTGCCAATCGTCAGCCCACCCGTGTCAGTGACCGAAGCCACTTTGGTGCCCCCGAGGTTCTCAATAATCACAATATCCCCAGCTGAAGCCGTGGCCCCTCTGCGTATATTCAAACCCCCATTTACGCTGGATGTTTGGATCTCAGGCTGAAGGGAGTTGTCAAAGGCCTGTTGCAAAGTGACAGAGGCCACACTCCCACTAGCACCACCTCCCACATCTCCAAAACGGCCCGCTAAATGGAAGATGGCATCAGAGGAATTTGTTAAACTTGTCGCACCCTTAGTGACAGATATCGAGCACACGAGCACGGCATCTTGAGGCGTGATAACAGCGTTAGTCACAAAACTCTCTGTAGGCAAGGCAGACACAGCTTGGGAAAGACTCGGGTAAACGACTTGCCCATACTGCACGTAAACCGTGCCCGTGCCCCACTGGTAAACCCTGAAGTTTTGGGCTTGGTTACTTGAGCCGCTGATCGCCGTCACCGTGCCCGCTGCATCGTAGTTTGTCACGTCTAGCGTGGTAAAGTTGGTTGCGTTGATTGTGGTCTGCGTGACTCGTTTAAATGTCAGCGGGCTTTGGGCTGCAATAGCAATCTGATGAGGATCCTTCTCTGTGTTTTTCCAGTTGTTTCCCCGGTCAAACATGACGCCTAGGGAGCGTGACAGGGAAAGAGAAGCCGGAATCCCTGCAAATGTCAACCCATTCACTTTGAATATTCCAATAGCCCGCAAGATGTCATTAAACTGATTAGCGGGGGAGATAGCCAGGACTGGAGCGGACTTCATACCAATAATCACGCCGCCCACTTGAGTATAAGCGCCTAGGTAAATGTAGTCCCTCTCTTCCGATGAGGTTAAAGCGGTGCCTGTTTCGAACAAAGTCCCATCTTTATTGATGGCGATATACGTGTTAGGTCGCGTGTTGTTCACAGGGACAGTTGTTAAATTGCTCCACCGGCTAATGAAAAAACTATGGGGACTCGTCGTGTAATCTAAGTAAATACCCCAGCCATTGCTCACGGCGTAACTGGCCCCACCGGGGTTCACGGTGATGGTGCCCCCATTGAGGACCCCTGTGCCCACACCCGCAAAGTTGATCCGGCTGGCCACCATGGCCCACGTGACACCCCCATAAACCCAAATACTTGCCGTGTCTAATACGGTAGCCACATCGCCCACTGTGGCCGTTGAAGGAAGGGCCGACTCTGTGCCGTAACTGGGCAACGTCGTACTGGCGCTGGAGCGTGAAGGGAAAAATGACGTCATGGCTTACCTCCCCTTCCCTGTCAACCAAGCGTTCAAGGTGCCACTTCCACTCGAGGCCGTGTAGGTGAGCCTCAGCTCTTGGAAGCTGACACTGGTTATCTGTATGTTATTGCTTCCAGAATTGGTAGCTATAGATGCTGGGGGTGCAATGTCTAAGCTCGTCCATGGGCACGTCTCCCCATTCCTCACTTGGACAAACAGCGTGCCTACCGGAGAAGAACCCGTCCAAGAATAGACAATAGAAATGTCGTCCACATTGCTAATATCAATGCCGGAACTCGATGTTGAGGTCAGCATGTTCCAGTTCTCAGCGACCTGAAAAGGCTGTATAAAGCGGCGTGTTTGACTCATGTGAACTCACCAACCTTTTGCAATAAAATGGGCAGAAATAGAACCCGTGCCACTGGTGCGCGTGTAGGTGAGCCGCATGGCTTCCCATGGCATTAACGTAAATTCAAACATTTTAGTGCCTGCTGCACCGCTTAAAGCTTGCGTAAATGTGGTTGCAATCCAGGGGCTATCTCCGTTTTTCACTTCAACAACAAGGCTTCCTGTGGGTGTGCCAGTCCACTCCACGGCTAGACTTGCGTAGATAAGACGGGTCACTTCAATGCTTAAACTGCTGACTGTGGCGCCTAGGCTTGTGGCATCTAGGAGCTTGTAAGGACCAATGACTTTAGCGCTCATGGGTGTTTATCCTTTAGTGGTTCTTTTGGATTCTAGCATCAATGCCAGCCTTCATCTGCTGCCTCCATGTACCTATCAAGTGGATTGCCCTTTTCTTGCACGGCACGAATATGGGCCTTCAACAATCTCTCCTCTTGCTCCTTAATGGGATCATTGTGAACCTCAGGTGTCCATAAATAACTTAAACTTTCCCTTATAGAATATAGCAAACTATCACATAAATGGTTATCACAAGCGGGGTGTTCATGCTGTTTCTCATCATTGAGCCACACGAGGTTCTTCAACTCCTCTATCAGTTGTGTGTTTGATTCCTCAACTATTTGCACAAGGCCTTGTATGAAGAGCCCATTGACATGCTCAATAAATAAGCGCTTTTCTGTTTTCTTAGCTGGGCTTATTGCCACAAGGTACCTACGCCTCCACTCCTCTGCTATGGATTTGCCTAAGCCCCCTTCATCGACTACAGTTTTTATGATTTTGTTCTCATATTTCTCATGGTAGGACTGAATAACTTTGATGATTTCTGATGGAATAAGCCCACTGCACTTATAGCTTTCTATCACATAGACACGTTCATCATGAGGGCCCCAACCCACAACACAAAAGCCTGTGGCATCAATAAATCCAAGGTCAACTCCCAGTATAAACTGATTGCATAGAGAAATAGCAGCATCTTGTTCAATTGCCATAAGGTTTTTATGAGCATTAAATTTGTAGACAAGACTCCCATCGTCAGCCACCCACTCCCCTAAATAGTTCCGCTTAAATGCAGGTGTGTCCTGAATAAGTGGATTGCTTTCCACCATGCGTTTGATTTGTTCTTCGATAAGCGAGCTCACGGCAACGTTAGCCGTCCACGACCAGTGGTGCGTTGTCCATCGACTTTGGATCTCTTTGCCTAGAAACACATCGTAAAAGAACCCGCTGGCTATCATGCCCGGGGTCCCTATCATGCGGATCCTACCCTTGCGTTCTGCAATAGTAATCATGAGGACTTCATAGACCAACTCTTTGATATGAGTGGGGAAACTCTGGGCCTCATCAATGACCACAAGGTTGTAGGCCACACCCAAGAGTTTCTGGATGCCCTTCACACTGTCCCCCACACCAGTCAAAACAATCTGACTAGAATTCTTGAAGACAAAACGCAACTCAGACTTAAAGAACTCATAGTCTATTTCGTAAGATTTCAGCAGTCTCTCAATATTGGGCACCATGATATTTTTTGCAGTGAGCCTTGTCAGGCCTATGTAAAGACACTCTGAATGGGGGTGTGTGAGGGCTTGCACCAGTAGGCCAATGGCACACGCATGGGACTTACCAGCCCGTCTTGTACAGCAGGCAAGGCTAAGTTCGTCTGATGAGAAGATAAAATCTTGTTGATTGGTAAAGAGGGATTGCTTCAATAGAGTGACAGGATCACGGCCAGCTAAAAGGTGCTTATGTCTGCGGTAATATTCAAGAAGTATCCGCTTTTCAAAGTCCGTGAGTTTGGTTTTATCTATAGGCATTTCACTCCCTCACGGATCAACTCAAGCTCAACCCACCTTCCACACGACCGCAGAAATGTTAGCAAAGCTAATCTCAAGTTCTCTCCCCATCCCTTTAGATGGGCTATGGATGATGATATTGCCATCCACTTTCCGCATGTCAAAACCTCCATCAGCTCTGAAGAAGGTCCGCATGGAACCCGCATATTGAACAGGTTGTGCGAGAAATAGGGATTCAATTTTCCGAGGAACTGCTAACTCCGGATGGCTGTTGTTGCTGTTGTTGTTGTTGCTGGTGCTGCTGGTGCTGCTGGTGCTGACGCTTTTGTTGCTCACTGCCATAATGTATGAAGACCTCATCGAGTATGTAGGGGTGGAAATAGAGGTGGCTGGCCCATTGGGGCAAACGATAGCCCGGGGACATAGAGAGGTATCTAAGCCCTCTGCCTAACACAAGGTTTTGGCACAAGGCGTTCTTCCTGTACTCAAATTTACAGTACATGTAGTGAAGCACTTTGCGCTTCTCATCCAGTGCGGCAAAAGCCAACACTGAGGTGGGTTCTTCGGCAGACCGCACAACGAATACCTGAGTGGTGGGAAACGCAAGCACAGCCTCAATGAGCGTGTACTGGCAACGCTTGTATTCGTACTTAGACAACTGGCCCACGAACTTGCCTTGGTAAGAATTGGCCCATGTGGCGCAGACAAAAGCCTTGTCTCCCTGTCCAGCAGTGTCAAATATGACAAAGGGACGAACAGTGGGATCCAACTGGTGGGCTACATCAAACTGGGGGTATTCGAAATTCATAAGAGCATGCCCACACTGCGCAACTTACCTGTTGCTAGTTCCAGTGCAGCCTCGAGATCCTTATCATCGAAATGGCTGAGTGTATCGGCTTGCACAACGTCACGGCTTGCCCGTGCATAGCAGTTGACCTGAGTGGAGAGTTGCATGAGTTTATTGAATGAGCGTGCAGATAAAGGCCCATCTTTAGCCTCTGATTGCATGTGCCTCATCTCACTGTGGAGGATGGCACCAAGGCCCATCAATAGGCTTTCTGCAAGTTGGATATTTTTGTATTTGGATTTTGTTGAGATGATACCCCCCTTATGACCTTTTGGAGTGAACTGAAATCAATGAACAAACTCAGCCTACAGGATAAACCAAGTCCACTCACACTAGCAAAAAAAGCAGAATATGCTTACCAACTGGGCCCTCGAGAGTTAGCCGTGTTTTGGCTAACGTTAAAAACATATGACAAAAACGTGACAACAGAAACATACGGAGATCAAGAACCCTATCACTACTACCAATCCACTGTGAATCCCTACGACTATGTGAAAGAGGAGTTTATTCATTTTGCTGAGACTATGGCCGTCAAAGGGCACCCCGCTTACAAGCGGAAGTTTCTAGTTCATGGCTTTGAATTGGCGGTGCAGTTTATTGGTAAGCAGAAATGGGATGAGAGATTAACTGTGCAAGTGGAGAGTTAGGTTAGAATTTAACTTTTTCAGGTATTGATTTATCTAAAAATTGCCCAACTTCCGCATGTGAAGCCTTGTTGTTTTTCATTTTCAATTCGGTGATTATTTTTAGCTGATCCCCTCTCCCCATAACAAATGGATTTAGCCAGTACCAGCCTTCTGAAAAATGCCGTGCAATGATTTGGTTTTTAATCAATTCATTGATTGCTTTGTGAAAGGTTGTGGGCGTTTTGATGTAACGGTTTAAAATCGGATCAGAGTTAGACAGGTAAAAATAGGTCATCTCCGCTGGGGAGCATAAAATCATTGAATAGAATAGTCCAAAAATCTTTAATGCTGCGGGACTCAGATCAAACCAAATGCTAGCATAGCGTGCATAGATTTTAACAAACTGTTCACCGCTGACCTCATGTTCAACTTTCGCAAAAAGTTTATTACCTATTTTCTCGTCTCCAACTGTAACTGGTTTATTTGTAAGGACTTTAAAATAATTGATCTTTGTCTTTTTGAACTGCACCCCCTTAAACTCGATAAAAGGGTTAGAGTGAAATCTCTTTATTCCCCGTGGCTTGCCAGCTTTTTTGATTTCGTTTTCACATTTCAAACTATTTTCCATTGCTATATGGCACCTCGTTTTAGCGTTTACAATATATCCTAAATATCATGATATAAAATATAAGCAAATACTTAATGCAATATATAACTTTCAATTTTCCCTAATATCAGTAGACTGGCATTAAGAATATCAATTTGGTATCATTAGGGGGGTTGATAATATTAAGGAATTTGATATCTCTTTCTATTGTATTTAAGATCGAGCTGTAGCGCACTCACAAAACCAACGGCAAAAACCAACAGCCAAACAGCCAACAGCCTTTACCTCTTTTAAGACCCCAACACACAGCCCAGCTAAGACTCAAAGAGATCTGGATCACTTCTCCTGTCTAGGACTGGGCCAGCCTACGGCTGTCCTCAGCCCACACACAATTCAAAAAGAAATAGAAAAGAAGAAGGAATACAGAACAGCCGAACAGCCAAAACTAATACAGGGTCTAGGGGGAAAGGCAGTTTGGGACCTAAACCATTGAGCCCCGCTTGAGGGCCTCCCCATTTTATTAATATTAATCAAGAACACGGTTTTCTGGTTAACGTAAAAACGTCGGCAAATAGAGATTGTCATTGAGGGTGTCCACATCCACCACGACCTTGGGAAAGCTGGAATCTTGGTCAGCTAGCATCGTTTGCACCCTCTCCGTCTGCCGTTGCAACTCCGCCTGAATCAAGGTCGTGTCACTCTCCTCCTTTGCCAACATCTTCAACGCCACGCTCACAATCAAATACTCGTCGAACCCCATGGTGTCTATTTCAGATGTCAACAGAGTGGGCAACACGGCCCGAGGCGTGAAGTACACCTTCACCACACCACTACCCGGCATAGGGGTAAACCTGACATTCGAGCCCAGCAGATTGTACCGATACACAGGCCCAGCCATGGTTGTCAGGCCTGCATATTTGTAGCGATTCCGCTCATTCCACTGAAAGGGACGCAGTGTAACAGGGGCGCCTATTGCGTTCACGAGATCCATGCCCAAGAGCTTATAAAAGTTTGCTGGAAGGGCGTAATCTTGCACATTGGGGATTAGGGTGATGTCTAACTGGCTGACATAGTAGGTATTGTTAGACTGTGTCACGAGATCGTAAAAGTTTTGGTAGCCCAAGCTGAGATAACCGAGGGCCTCAGCGTCAGTCACAAACTGGGAATTCACTTGGTCAGCCCGCAAACGGGCCTGTGTGACAAGGGAAGATGCGAGAGTCATGAGAATACCTCCAAAGGGCTTTCGTTTAAATTTACCCCTTTTGCGTGAGAATTACCCGTGCTGATAGGTACAATGCTCCCACTCAAGACCCTGTATTAGTTTTTGGCTGTTCGGCTGTTCTGTATTCCTTCTTCTTTTTTCCATTCTTTTTGAATTGTGTGTGGGCTGAGGACAGCCGTAGGCTGGCCCAGTCCTAGACAGGAGAAGTGATCCAGATCTCTTTGAGTCTTAGCTGGGCTGTGTGTTGGGGTCTTAAAAGAGGTAAAGGCTGTTGGCTGTTGGCTGTTGGCTGTTGGCTGTTGGTTTTTGCCGGTGATCAAGATGTTTCGGACGGTCGGGAGTATAGGGGAAATATCAAATTTTTTTCCGACTTGGTGAATTTTTGAACATTAACAAAATGTTTGGTACAAAAATTCAGTTACCAAATTGTGAACTTCTTCTTCACAGTGCAGTAGTAACCAAAATGCAGACAAATCATCCGCTTTATGGTATATAGTATTTCACACTTGACCCGCAAAGGGGCCTTTTAGCGTGGCCGTCCACTATGGCAATTCACCATTTGACAATGAGACAAATTCTCATATAAAGCTCGTTGCCAGTCATTTATTAAATCGGGGAGACGATGATAATGATTCCACAAAAAGACAGTGTACAACTATAAAAACGGTGAGACATATGCACGGTGTAGGTATCATAATCCATCCACCAGTTTACGAACTGCTGGCCAAATGTAAGCCTTCAACTACAGTCGTTTTTGCGTATTTACTAAACAAGCTCAAAAGAAGCAGTAAAGAAGTGGATCTTCCCCTAGTCCAGTTTGAGAAGAAATATGGAAGTAAACGAATTTACTACATAGGGATTAAAGAGTTAATTGAAAAAAACATGATCAAAAAGAAGTGTGGTCAAGTCTATTTCGTAAACCACAATTGTGTTTTTAGAGGCTCTGCAAAAGCCTATAGAGAACTGATAGAGAACATACAAAAAGGGAATGATTGTGAGTGAATACGATTGGGCTGAAGGCTACGCGGAAAATCATCCAGTTAATACGTTAAAGGATGTCAATTGTGTTGATCCCTTTCACGAATTTTTAAGTATGCAAAATAAAATATTGGCCTTGCTCAAATGTTCTAAATTAGAAAGTTTAAATGACTTTCTCATGGTAAATTCTTGGAAATTTTTAAATGGGCATTCTTTTAGGCCAGTCCTCAACAAGCCGTTTAAATATTTTAAAATGGGCTATTTAAAAAGAAGTTTTAAGTATTTACAAGTATTTGATGACACGGGAAAAATGATCAGTTTTGTTGATCCAGAAAAACCAGAGAAATCTAAGAAATCTAAGAAAGCTAAAAAGAAGTCATGAGCGAAAACAGAGAATTGCCACCACCTCATAAAGAGTTTGGCCAAAGCATAGAGCATTTTGCTTACTGGTTTAGACAGATCCAAGGTGTGAGTAAACAGCAGCTTAAGCTAATCAAATTGCGGAAGAAGAGAAAGCTCAAACGGTATTGTTGAACGTTCACACCATCGAACCCCGCTTAGGCTCTCCACCTACCCCCATGGCCCCTATGCCCTTGAGTTTAGGCCCACCCATCCCCATTCCCATTCCCTGAGAGAGATGAGGATCTAGACCGCCTGTAGCTTGGTCTTGAGCAGCGTCAACAAACGCAGTGGCCCAACCCTCCATGCTCGCTTTAGCCCGTGTTGCTATGCCCTCTCTGCCTATGATTTGAGCGATGACCGCCTTGTTCTTTAAACTGGGCTCATCTGTGATCGTGCCCTTCACTTGTTGTTGCAAAGCCTCATAGAGGGCTGGATAGACGGCCTGTAGCGTGCCTAAGCCCTCTTTAGACACATACCCCTTCCCTATGTCCTCTATGACCCTTAATGGGTTGTTTGCAGCCTCTACGGTGCGTCCATAGGCAAGCAACTGTTGCTTAGTGGGAGGCCTCTCAAACCCCAGTGAGTCCTCTCTAACAGGTGGCAATTTGGAGTTGAGGTACCCTGTGACCAACTGGTGCTGAGTGATGAGGCTGGCCTTCAGCACGGGATCCTGAATGGCCTCAATGTGGGCTGGGGGGGGTGAGGCTAGGATCTCTTTGGTCTTGGTAAAATCTGCTGCCGTGTACTGAACCGCTGGTGCCACGACACCCTTAGCCTCTCGTGAAAGGAGGGAGCTCACAGAAGCGTTGATTTTACTGGCTGTTTGCTCTGTGCTCTTTTGAGCTTGGGCTTGCATGTCACGGCTTGCGACCTCATCAGCAGCCTGCCGGTTGAGGTTTGAGGCTATTCCTTGCAGCACTCCCCAAGAGTTTTCTTTGTCAACCAGTTTACCCAATTTTAGTGAATCTGAATATCTGTTAGCTAGGAATTTCGTAACAGTTCCAGGGTTTTCTAGGGCATGTACAACGAAAGCACCAGCAGCCCCACCAGCCGCGTAACCCAAGCCTCCTGCCCACAATGAACGCCCCGTCATCAGTTCATTGTCAAAGAGAGAACGCACAGTTTGCCGAGCTTGAATCATCTTGGGCAACTCAGAAATCGTGGCATCCATGGCCTCACCTGAGAGTTGGGAGCCCACGGCCTGCACTTTGTGTTCTGCTGCTAGGAGGTCTTCAATGAGGGTTGCGTTTTTCTCATCTCTCAAAAGGGCTTTCACGCCGTTCCTCTTGAGGACAAAACCAGCACCCTCTTTTTTGATCGCCCCTGAATCTTTGAGGGCATTGAATGCGGAATACCGGGTGGCTATGGCCTCGTCGAGATCTGCCAAAAGTCCCGCCTGTGGGCCAAAAGTGGCCTCGTCCCACACAGTGGTTTTGAGGACTTTGTTTAGGCTATCGAGTTGTTTTAACCCTTGCCCCGCCTCTCTATCTCCTGTCATCGTGTAAGCTTTTTGAAAGTCTCTTTGCGCCTCTGACACATCACGGCGGGCTTCACGCAATGCCTGAAGGGAATTCTCAGGGGAGGCCATGACAAGCCTGTTCTTTAAAATATCTGCTTGGGCTTGTATGGATTCCTTTTCTGCTGCCGTTAAGGGGCTGGCCAGCCGCTTCTCTAAAACCCCAATTTGGGTTTGTATGGCGTCCATTTGTTGCGGTGCCATAGGGCTTAACTTGCGGTTTAGGTCAGTGAACACACCCTTGACTTTGGGTGATAAACTCGGGTCTTGGCTCATGGCACCCATATGGTCCAGCACAACGTTTTTAGCTGCTTGCCCTTTGATGGGGTCTGTGGTGCCTCCTGAGATCATTTCGTTCATCTTAGTGCTGGCACTGATACCCGTCTGCTCAATGTCATTCATGAGTTTCGATGTGGAGTTAACCACCTGCTCTTCAAACTTTTGTGGGCTGCGTAAGGCTTTCAAAGCTTCACTGCCGGGTTCAAAAACCCCCCGCTGGGCAGCCAACTCCTCTCCACTAAAGCCCTTCAACTTGCCAGTCACTTGAGTGAACGCCTTGCCAGCAGTGCCTATCACAGGCGCTAAAGCCTTACCACCAGCCCCTAAACCACCACCCACCACGCCACCAAAGAGCACCCCTGTGCCCACATTGGCCACTAAACTTTCGGCTACACCCTGAGGTGTGGACTTCAACGCCTGTTGTGAGATGGTTTGGCCCACACCCTGAGCAGCGCCCTCTAGAGCACCAGTGGCACCTAGCTTAACCCCACTACTCGCTATAGCCCCCAGTGTTCCCTTAGCAGCAAGGCCCACTAGAGCACCTCCAGCAGCACGCTCAACAGCACCCGCTGCTAGCCTCCCTACACCTCCCACTAAACCACCACCGGGGAGCAACACAGCACTACCCACCGCACCCGCGACATTGCCTAGCGTAGAGGCTATAGGACTCGCCTCCTGACTCGCTTTTATCCTCTCGGTGATGCCAAACTTGTTCCCCGATAACTCATCGAGACCGCGGGCGAGGATGTCAGAGCCTCCAAATGTTGCAGAACTGGCAGCACTGGAACCAAAAGCGATAGCCGTCCCAATGGCACCACGGGCTTCATTCCTCAACTCTGCGGTGCGTTTGTCTATTTCTCTGCCACCTGACTTGATGGCGGAATAAAACTCGTTGACGTTAGATGCCTTGCCGAGTTCCCCATCGGGGTACTGAAAGTAATACGAGTCGCCGGGTTTAAAGCCTTGGCCCTTAGTCGGGTCTTTGATAGCAAGAACCGCCTGAGAATTGGGCACTTGGACATAGGATTGACTGGTGCCATCCCACAGTCGAACAGTGGGCTCTTGTGCTGCTCCAGTTCCACCCTGAGGTTGTGCCATCACAAATTCCCCCGAGGTGGAGGTGTGATGATTTCCAAATCCTCACCTAAAACACTTTGAGGAGAGAAGCCCTTACTAGCGTAAACCTCGCTGTATCTCCGCCTTGCTGCTGGCTCAAATTGCCGAACGTTAGAGTTAAAGGTGGCAAGAACGTTGTCCGTGATGTCTTTGGGGACAGGCTTTTTGTCATTCCAAAAGTCACGCAGAGCCTCTTTAGTTCTCCCAGAAAAACCAGCACTTTGCATAGCTTTGTTGAACGTATCAGGGTTATAGCTCCCTTGGGCTAACCCCGTTATGCCTGATATATATTCAGCCAAAGCCACGGGGTTAGCACGGCCTTTGGAATCAAGAGTCCCTTGAAATTTCTGTAAACCTGTTTTTGCATTACGAAAGTTTTTCATCGCCTCGTCTTTGTCCGCCATTTGTGCGAGCTCGACCTGTTCTTTTTGATTGAGCGGGGCACCACCTCCTATCTTCATGCCTTGCGTTTCGTTGGTTTGTTTTTTGACGCTCTTTACCTCAGTCTTCTTCAGTGCATATTCCTCTTTTAATCGAGCGTTTGCTGTGGCCTCTGCGGCTTTCAGTGGAGCCTCTTGCACGCCTAACTTTGCTAACCCCACCTCAAGTTTCGTTTGGATCTGGTCTAGAGTGGCCTTATTCAGCTGAGCCCGTGCTTGATTATCGTCCATGCCCAGCTGCCTCAAGCGCCCATAAGCACTGTCTTGGGCCTTAGCCTTGTCCTTAATCTTTTCGTATTCCATCCGCTGCTGTTCGATGTCACGCTCCACTTGCTTACCAATCACGTCTAATGCCGCATTGGATTTAGCGCCAAAACCTTGAGCCAAAGCACCCAGTGCAATGCCCACGCCAGCGGCAATAGAACCCCCTGTGCCCATGCGTTTCCACACCCGGTTTTGATCAAACTCAGTGGCCAACAGGTCGTTTGCCGTCTTGTCCATCTCTTTTTGTGCGTTGAGTTCTTTGGCTCTTTGTTCTTCTCTCGCCGCTTTTTCTGCGTCAATTTGAGTGCCCTGAATCGCTGCTTGCTCTTCTTTAGACAGGCTTTGTTGTTGTGCTTTTTGTGCCTCAACTTGACTCAAATCCATCACCGCTTTTTGTTGCTCAGCTGACGCAGCCCTAATAGCTGCTGCACTTTTGGCATCGACTCCACTAGTCGAATTGTCTATGAAAGTGCTGGCCGTCTTCTCAAAAGTGGGGATCATCATGGGGCCTTGTGGGGCTGCCATGGGAGTGGATTGTTGTGGGCTAGGTGCAATAAACTCTGGCTGAATGCCCACTGGTGCCTGAGGCTGAGGTTGAGGCTGAGGCTGAACACCCTGAGGCATAGACTGCATGGACGTTACAGGCATGGGCGTTACAGGCATGGGGTCTAGAGGTGAAGGCACGTTGAGATTAATAGGGCCACTAGGCAAGGGTGGCGGTGTGTCTGGCACATAGCTAGGAACAGCATTTGGGTGGTCCTCTAGGTATTGGTCTCCTATTGATTTTTTTCTGTAACCCATCAGTTGATCCTCCCCTTTGTGGCTTCAAGTTTTTTAATCCGTTTATTGAGCTCGGCTTGGCTTGCCAAAAGTGCACCAAACCCACGGCCAAAATCCACGGTTTTAAGCCCGCTCACCGCATCCTGAACCACCATTTGCTTGCCTAACCGTGTCTTCTCTAGGTCTTGGGCCATGATGCCCATTTGCGGCGTGGCACCCTTGCCCTCATGCTTATATTTGTATTCGTAAGATTGGAGGGCATCTAAGAATTTCCGCTGGTCGGAACCACTGCCCGCCATTTTGTCCAGCTCACGACTGGCTTTATCTTTGCTGGCTTTAATGTCTTTCTTAGCCCGCTTATCGCTAAGCGTCGCCACTTTTCCAAGGACGCCACTTATACCGCTGACTATTCCACCCTTAGCCGCTTGTTGCGCTTTGGCCCGTTCTGAATCCAGCTGGGCCTGCAAACCTAGATTTGCGTTAATGGATTGATCCATGCCCATCTGTGCTTGGCCCTGCAAACCCAACCTTTGCAGTTCTGCGGACTGGTTAAGTTGCTGAGCTTGTAACGCCTGTTGAGCGCCCGTTAACCCATACTGACCTTGGAGTTGTTGGTTAGCGAGGGCCGCCTGTTGGGCAAGCTGGGCTTGGCTTTGTGCTAAGCCCGCCTCGGTTCCATACTGTTGTCCGATTATCTGTGAGGCGAGCTGTTGCCTCTGTAGGTCATTCTGCCCCGCTTGCACCATGCCCTGTTGGGCCGCTTGAGACTGCATCAAAGCCCCTGTCTGCATGGCCTGTCTGTTAGCACTCGCAGCGTTCCCCCTTCCACTTGCAAGGGCTGCCATCTGTGCCCGTGCCCCCTGTTCCGCTAAGGCCCTGTTGGTCTGCAACGCCTGTTGTTGCTGCCGGCCCTCGTCACTCAGTAGCCTATTGACGAGTTGTTGTTGCTGCCCTTGGGCTCCATACATGCCACCACGGGCAATCTCTGCCGCTTGGGCTTGTGGGGCTGCTGCGAGTTGAGGAGCTGCCACCTGTTTGCCCTGTTGTTGGGCGGCTTGCAGAAACGCCTGTGAATTCTGTGTGCTGGCTGGTGCCACTGTGGTCTTTTTGACATTAGTGGGATCAAGCCCTGAAAGAAAATCCATGAATCCCATAGCAAAATCTCCTAGTTTTTAAGTGCTCTGTATTGAGCTGCCAGTTTTTGAGTCCCCGCTTTAGCTCCCACAAGTGCCGTGATTGCCGATAAAATCAACCCTTCCCCCTCCTCAAGTGGCGTGTCCTCTAACCTGATTTTAACCGATTGACATTTTTGTGTACTCGGCATAACCATAAATTGCGTCACTCCAAAGTAAGGCCCACCAAATAAGCCCACGCCATAGCCACTTTCACCCAAAGGACACACGGGGTACATTGTGCTTGTGGTGACAAGGAAACTCTCACTTGTGAACTTGTTGTAATCATAAGCCAATGAGACGTTGAGTTGCGTGTTGCTAAGTGATTGGCCAAGGAATAAAAACCGATAAATGCGTTGATACCCCTGAATGGCCGTCGTCAACCAACCTGTTTCTAGTGTGCTCCTGATCACACTGCCACCATCAAGATAGCCTGTTGTTTCCTGCACAATTCTGCCATCAGTGAGACAAATCGTGTGCACCCCTTTCACGAGAATTGACGTGAGAGAGGGGAGCCCACTGTGGGTCATCCACTGTTTGAAAAAGTAGTTGTAGACAAGGGTTTTCTCTGTGGTCGTGAACCGCACTTCATTTTTATTGTCAATGAGCACGCCACCGGTGACTAACAAACTGTTGTCATCCTCAACAGGAGCCCCCGTATAAGCCACCTGCATGGACCTAGACAGTTCGTAGATACCCTTTAAAGACTTGAACAACACGCCCTCAGAATAGAGAACAATCGATTGAGGACTGGCACACCCCACATCTGTGGCCACCAACACGGGCGTGTCAAAGTCATCCTGTAAACCTGTGTTGAGTGGCCCACTGCCTGCTAAGGCGTAAATGCCAGTGGGTTTAAAGATGATGAGCTTGTCATCAAGCTGCTGGCTCGCTGTGACCGTTTCCCCATCGTCAGGGATGCCAAGAACAAAAGAATTTGAGAAATTGGGCGGAGTCTCAGGGGTGAACAGCTTGGAATAGCCTATATATCTCTTATCCTCTAGACCTGTGTAGACCATCCGCCCACGGTACAGGGCCAAATGGGAACAGCTGGGCGGCGGGTCATTATCCAACTCCCCTCCACTCGTGTACAGAATGGCCCGTGTCTCAATTTCTGTATCGCTGGCAGACACGGGGATGTTGAGCCACAAATTGACTGAGTCCACTGTTTTATCGTTAAACCGTGGAGAGCTTGGCGTGTAAATAATCGTCGCACTGGTGGCGTTGCCTGCGTCACACCGCTGTAAGAGTGTGCCGTTCACCGTGGTTCTGTAGGTGTTGATGACCACATTGCTTTTAGCCGTTAGCCGCAATGTGGGAATGGTCAGCTTGATTTGTTGGCTTGCCGTCAGGGTGATTGTCCCTTGTGCCGCAAAGCTTTCCCACCGTTTCCCCGTGGCATCTTCCCACGAATAGGTGACCGCCCAGCCATAGACACCAGCGGTCGTTGTGGCCCCTGTGTCTGTCACCGCTACCACATTCTCAGGACTCAAATAAAAGCCCGGAGAAGCCAACGTCACGCCGTCCCACTGCTCGACTTGGCTACCCGCTAGAAAGAGGCTGGAAGACTGCACGGCTTGAGGAGACCCGGCCTTAGTGAGACGAATAGCGGCGATATTACGGGTCCCAAAGAGCTCCCCACCCTCGCTGACCGTCCCCGACTTAGTTACGGTGAGCAATTCGTAAAACGGGCTAGAACCCGAGTCGTTTAAAGTGTGCAAAATAAGCGCTGGGAGGCATGAGGGGTATAACGTGTAGCTGGATGTGCCCACTGGCCCTATTGCCCCAGCTAAGCCCCCTGATTTCGATTGGGCCATTTTGGCTAGAATGCGCTTGCTGGCCCCATGGTACAGGAAGGTTGTGGGCTGCAATTTTGACTCGTGAGCAAGGGCGACGACCCCTTGGAAGTGAAGGGCTTCACTGGCAAGCCCCACTGAGCGGACTTGGTCCCACAGAGTCCAAGGGCCAACACTCGATGACCACACGGCCACACTGTTATTGATGGGTTGGCTGTTCACCAAAGTGGCCAAGAGGCCGCAGTAAACAAACGATTGGTCGGTCGTGATTTGCCTGACTAAAGACGCTTGATTTTGACTCCGCACTGTGGGGAGTGCCGTCCAGTTCCACGAGGTAAAAGCGTTGTAGCAAGGGAAGGGAGAGGCCCCACTTGCCCACGCGAGTTGAATATTTCCCCGGGCCTCTTGGGTATCAATCGTGTTGAGGTGGATGGCCCCATCTCCATTTTGCCCTGTGAACACAAGGGGCGTGGGGCTGGGCTCGAGGGTGGCGGTCGCAGAGAGATAGCCAAGGATGGCAGAGGCACCTGTATTGTAAAAGACGAGCGCCTTTTGGGTGAGGGCGTGGAATTTCAAATCGAAATTGGGCTGAGTGGCAGAAAGGTTGGTTGCCACGGTGGAAGAGCTCGAAAGAGTGAGAAGGGACACGTCGAGGGTGTAGCCTAGGAGATTAGTCGAACCCGCTGGATTTGTTAGGATATATACAGAATTGTTATCCCGCTGGCAGACCTTTACCCCCCACACTGTGGAGCCTAAAGAAAGAGAAGTCAGCAGCGTGTAGGTGCTCAAATCATAGACATTGACAAAGCCACCCAAAAGACCCGTGCTCACATTCGATGAGTTGTAGCGGATAAATGCACAGACAATCGAGTTGCCCACTATGGCCCAAGAGGGCATGACCTCTTCAGTGTCTGAGTAAGTTAGCTCTTGGAGTGTGTGCGTAAAGTTCCCAGTGACTCCTCTATCTAAATATGAATTATTGAGTGAGTTGTATTGGAATACTCTATATAAGTCTGTGTCTTTATTGTTTGCTATGTCTACGTCTGAAAAATTATAGTCAGTATACTTGCCAACAATAAAAACATTGCCATTAAAATCAAAAACACCTCTAGCTTCATATGCAAAATTAGCACCAAACTCTGGCCGAATTGTTTTAGGCAATGGAGTGATGGGGTCAAATCCATATCTCTTTCTTATTTCTCCCTGTTTATCAAGCCTATAATTGTCTAACTTAGCTGCTTGCTGCATGGGCAAAAGGGCTTCATTTATTTTCGTGTTCACACCCTGAGGCACCACAATGGGGACTAGTTGCTTTTGGAGTGTCATTGATCAATCTCCATGAATGATAAGCAGGCGGACACTTCTGCCGGAGTAAAAACCGCTTGATCCAAAAGTTCTGATCTCTGTGGAATCGAAATAAAGCCCACCTAACCCACCGATACCTACCGCTGCATCAACGGAATTCCACACATTGGGGTTCGATTCAAAAAATGCTGTCACAGACAAAATACGGCTTGTTAGTCCATGGGTGTAAACAAGGCCCCCGCTACCGTTTAAAAAAGTTGTAATAAAACGCTGCTGAATTCTCCAATTGTCACTATCCACGCCCTTACAAGTGATCTTTAGAGTGGTTTGGATAAACCCATTAGTTAAAAGGCTGCCTCCACTCTGGTTTAAATCCCCCACAAAATTTGTCGTGCCAGTCACGGTTGTGGTGCCATTAATAACAGTCGTGCCATTTATGGTGGCACCATTGGCATCTATTCCCAGTCCCCCACTCGTGACACTCAAACCATTAGAAATGCGGCAACTTTCAGCCCTGAGTGTCTTGGCCACACTGACCCCACCAGCAATGACCACAGCCCCATTGCCTATCGCCGTAGACTGTGTAGAGCCTTGCCATGTGAGCACACTGCTAGCATCGCCTAGAGTGGGGTTAGCGGGGGTGGATAGGGCGCCCGTTGTGCCCATTGCCACAAGCTGAGTCGAGGTGGAAGGGGGTGAAGCGGGGAGTGTGCAGGTGTAACTGGCAGTCGAGGCTTGAGTGATTTTGACAGTGTTCCCCCCGTTGGTGGAGAGGGTGAGATCTCGGCATCGCAAGTCGGCGTAAGTGCCCGCATCGTAAAAAAAGCTATACTGCTGGCCACTAAACACACAACTGGCAGGGCTGACTAACCCCGCAATAGAACCACTGGCTCCGGCTATGCTTCCCCCATTGGTGATTTGAACATCTGTCCCACCACGGGCGTAAAATAAGTCGCCATTTTTCACATAAACATCTTGGGCACCCGTGCCCGCTATGCTGGCTGTTTGACTGACAAAACGCACAGACTTAGCATCTGTGAGGGTAAAGTTCTGCACGCTAAAATCCGAGTTGATGTTGATTCCACTAGGTGTAATGGGCACACCTTTGCCCGCTGAATGGTCATGGGTGTCTAGAGTCGAGGAATTGGTGTTGATGTCAGTGGCCCATGTAGGGCCAAGGCTTCCGGGGACGGGCTGAGTGAGGCCCATGTTAGGCGTAGTCGTCATAGTGAATTATCCTGTGCGTTAAGAGAAAAAGTGTTGTCTGTTTTTAGTCTAACAAAACACAGAGGAATTGAACGATGAAGCCCAAGAGAATTGCGTCAAATATTCAGGAGTTGAATCTTGTTCAAGACACAGTAGCCGAGGCGTTTAGCCAAATCAGCCCACTCGTTTACACCATGAGCCTACTGAAAGATATTGATTTAACAGCTGGCACGAACTTCATTCCCCACAAACTGGAAAGGGCGCTGCAAGGCTGGCTAGTCGTCAAACGCAACACGGGGGCGGTTATCTATGATGAGCAGGCCAATAACAAATACCCGCAGACGAGCCTCAGGCTGAACGCTGCTGGGCCTGTGACGGTGACGCTACTGGTGTTTTGATGCTAAGCAGAAAACAAATATTAGAATTATTTAATTATGACAAAGAAGATGGGCGGCTTTATTGGAAAAAAAGACCTTCTCAACGAGCTAAAATAGGACGACTTGCAGGATGCAATTCTCAAGGTTATCGAAAGGTTAGATACAATGGGATCCATTACCAAGCCCACAGACTCATTTGGATAATTGAGTACAGAAGAGAACCTATAGGAGATATTGACCACATCAATGGGAATCGTGGAGACAATAGAATAGAAAATCTTAGGGAATGCACGAGAAGAGAAAATACATCAAACAAAGAATGCCACAGGAAAGGGCATTTAGTGGGGACATGCTATAGAAAACCTTGTTTTAAAAGGAAAAAAAGCATAAGACCAATAAATAGGCCGTGGCAAGCAAGCATACAACTCAATGGCAAAAGATTTTACTTAGGCAGATTTTTGACTCAAGAAGAAGCACATCATGCTTACCTCAATGCTTTAAATAATCATCTAAAAAGAGAAACACAATGAAACAAAACTTAACCAACTCCATCAAATATCTTCCCATTGACTCACTGCACCCTTACGCACGCAATGCAAGAACCCATTCAGGTGAACAGATTGACAGAATAGCTGCCAGCATCCAAGAATTTGGATTCCTGAACCCCATACTCATAGACAGTGCGAGTAAAACGATTATTGCAGGCCATGGGAGACTACTAGCTGCACAAAGGCTAGGGTTAGATAAAGTGCCCACGGTGGCCTTTGCCCACCTCACAGACACGCAGAGACGGGCCTATACACTCGCAGACAACAAGCTAGCACTAGAGGCTGGTTGGGATGAAGAGCTGTTGAAGATTGAACTCGATGAATTGAGGCTTGAGGATTTTGAACTGGATGTCATTGGGTTTGATGACACGAAGTTGTCTTCAGATGATCAGATGGACAATGAAATAAACGGAAATAAAAAAGATGCTAGCACCGATACTGACGGATCAAATAACCCTTATTCTCAAAAAACGGGAACAATCCAATACCGGCCAGCTAAAGAAATAAAACCAGAATTGTGTGAACTTTACAATAAAGAAAAATCGTTGCAGCTTATAGCACAAATAGAGTCAGAATCAAAAAGTTTACCTCAAGGTGAAAAGGACTTTTTAATAGCAGCAGCTTATAGACACATTGTGTTTAATTATAAAAATATAGCCGAATATTATTGCCATTCGGATAAAGATGTTCAAGAGTTAATGGAGAATAGTGCTCTTGTTATTATCGATATCAAGCACGCCATAAGGGATGGCTACATAAAGCTTTCTCAGGCTTTAAATGAAATATACGAAGAAGATAACAGTGAAGAAAATGAGGAAGAAGATGCTTACTGATTCTTTTGCTGTCTTTATTTTAACTCATGGCAGAGCTGAACGTGTAACAACCTATTCAGCCCTTAGGAAGCAAGGCTATACGGGGAAAATCTATCTGTTAATAGATGACACTGATAAACAAGAAAATCTATATAAAAAACTATATGGCGACCAAGTTATTGTTTTTAATAAAGAAAAAGCAATTGACTATACAGATAGTGCAGACAATTTAACGAGAACAAACAGCGTTGTATATGCTCGCAACTGGAATTTTGTTGTTGCTCAAGAATTAGGTATTTCCTATTTTTTACAGCTTGATGATGATTACCCACGTTTTTCCAATATCTTTAATAACTCAAGACAATACATCACTTCACAACGTAGACTGAAAAACTTGGATAAAGTGTTCTTAGCTATGACTCAATTCTTGATTGACAGCCAAGCACACAGTATAGCCATGAGCCAAGGAGGGGACTTTATTGGTGGCCATGGTAGCAATGTCGCTAAACTGGAATCCGCTGGATTGTTTTCTCGTAAAGCCATGAACGCATTCTTTATGAACACCGCTAAGCCCTTTAAGTTCATGGGCAGAATTAACGAAGATGTAAACGCTTATATCCATTTGGGTAGTCGTGGATATCTGTTTGTAACAGTTCCCAGAATAAGGCTTGAACAAGTGCAAACACAGGCTAATGAAGGGGGCTTGACTGATATTTACAAAGACCTGGGAACTTATGTAAAAAGTTTTTATTCTGTCCTCTACAGCCCGAGCTCTGTAAGCATTCGGGAGATGGGATTTAAGAATAAAAGGTTGCATCACCGTGTGAACTGGAAGTCTGCCGTTCCTTTGATCGTTGATCCCAGTTTTAAAAAATATACCGTTTGATCAACACCGATGATCTAGACATTCCACACGGCTAATCTCTACAAAATCCTATTTCATAGAGATAGAGCTTACGCTTTCTTCTTGGCCAGTATGATGCTGACGAGATCCTTTGGTGACTTTTTGGGTTCACCCATAGGTTCCCCCTCTTCCTCTTCCTCACCTTCATCCTCGAGCTCACCACAGGCCATATCTAGGGCAATAAAAGCGTCCACTAGGGCCTTAGCGTCCCCGTCTGCTATAGCATCAAGGAAATCCTGTGCAGCAGCCTCACGCTCGTTGGTGACCTCTCCACGCTCTTTTGTGCCCTCAGATATTCCACTCTCTTCACTCATGTCACGGCTAGGCTTCTTCATTGACGGAATGCCATCGTCTTCACGTTTACGCATCAACATATTTACACCGCCACTCTGCTAAGGGAGATGGAAAATAGCAGAACTGCACCGTCATCCACATCCGCTACAACCTGTGTGTCAGGCCGGTAAACCTTCAACACTAAAGCAGAACTCAGAGGGGTGTTAGTCGTCAGCACAAACAACTGACCCTTGCCTGCTGTGATGGCTGAGACTGACAACGTCACCCTTGAGTCAAGGACCGCAGCATAAGCGTCCTGAAGTGTCACCGCATAAACACCCGTGTCAGCGCGGGCTACACTAAAACCCTTACAGGACTGACTAGCAATAGCTCCGCCTGTACTCGTGGTGACAGAACCATACAGAGTGACAACCTCACGATTCAAACTTCCACGCAAAGGATAAAACATTCTATTAGACATAAAAAACTCCATTGAGGGAAAGGAGAACTCTCACAAACCCCCGTTTGCGAGAATTAAAAAATAACTCGAATTATTAACCGAGTTGTTCAATGTTTATCAGCTTAAAAGGCATTTGGCGTTCCAGCCTGGAGCAGAATTTCCGAGATTTCCGTAAAATGAGATTTGTAACCGCACACTATCAGCATTTGTGCTTCTCAGCATGCTCAACCCATCTCCAGTGTAAATCGCTACCATCTGGCCTAATGTGCTGAGTTTCCAAGTGTCTAATTGGAGCGTATAGGCGATATTCCGTGGGCAACTTCTGTCTGCAATCACCTTAATAGGCCCACTCATCCCTTGAATCTCATAGGTTTGGAAGCCCACTTCACCCACTTTCAACTCTTGGTAAATCACACGAGAGCCTAGGGATTTAGCGAGGTTGAGGTACTGGGAAGGGCTCAAGATGATGTGGCTGACTTTACCCCCAGCGGTGTAAACAAGGCTGTCCATGTCCAGCAAAGCTTCTTCAATGGGGAAGCCTCTCTTGTCTACATAGGCACCATACAAACGGCTATCTGCGCTTCTGTCCACGTTGAAGAAATTGTCTCCATTTGTGGGAGCAACGGTAGGAATCCAAGCCTCTAGGCCTTTAATATTTGCCTGCTGGTTACCACTAATATAGACGTAGTCATCAACCGCTAGAACAGGGGTTAACGTGGCTCCAGAGGCGGATAAAGTGATAGTCCCTGTTGGCCTATCTATGGCTGCAATTTGCAGCGTACCAGTTTTGATTGAACCACCAGTGCTTAGAGTTGAAAACCGCAAATAAGTCCCAATTTCTAGGGTAATCGCCTGTGTAGGATCAGCTAAAGTTATCGTATTTGTCACGCCTGAAGTGGCTGACAATTGAGCCACAACGCCAGAGCCATCCCTAAATATATCCATACCCAATTGGTTGGAAATAGAACGGATAGCTCCATCAGTTTCGTTTTTAACAGCAGAGATAAACGCATCTTTATTGGATTCTGAAGCCTTCATTATCTCATTGCTAATCTCTGCAAGTGTATGTTTGCGTGCACGGCTTAAGAGAAATGCCTTGATAGTGGACTGTGTGCCTAAACTTGCACCTGAGTTAGCGGCAACACTAAAGTCCGCTGAGGTGTTCTGTGGAGCACCGATGATGATAGGAATCTTTTTAAAATCCCCACCAAAGTCCGTCTCTTTTGAGATCAACGCCAAAAATGGGTTGTTCTGAAAAATCATGTTCTGTAACGCCCACTCTGGGTAGAGTGTCTTTAATGCCGACTGGAACGAGGTAAAGTCTAATGCCATTGCGGATAACTCCTTCAATAATTCGCTTGCGTAAATACCGACTGATTAATAAAACACTAACTGTCTAACTGCCTGCCATTAACCGAGCTGCTGCCGCTACCCTTTCCTGTTCACTCATCCGTCTGTCAACTCCACTGTTGCCTATTGGACCTTGAGGTATTGAACGGAACGCTGGGGACTGCATAGGCTCACCTAAATGGGCTTTAAATAAGCTGGTAACTTTGTTTAGCTTGCCAAAACGTTTTTGGAAATCCTGTTCTAATTCTTTTTCTATCAATTCAATGGCATCTTTTGTAGGAAGCACCTCACCGTTTTTGTCATACCAGCCCTGTATAAGTCGGTACACAGTCTCTTGAGGCTCATCGGAGGCCTTCAAGAATTCTGCTTCACTCTTCTCTATTTCAGATTGGATGGTGAACTTGAATTCTCTCTCTTGCCTCTCGACTTGTGCTTGTGTTTGCTGCTGTTCTTTCTCTTCTAGCTGTTTCTGAAACTGGGTTTTGGTGTCCTCCAGTTCCCTCCTTAACTGCTCCACAAGCGTGTTAGCACTTGGCTGAGCGCCATTTAAAAAGTACTCTTGGATCTCCTCAAAGTTCAACCCTAGCTGCTCTAGTGCTGATTTGGGATCTAACTTTGCGTTAGACTTAGCCCGTTCCCATGCGGTTATCTTCTCTTTTAATTGACTCGATTCCTCACGCTCTTTTGTGAACGACTCTTTTTCTTTTCTTAACGCTTGCTCTTTACGGGCAAGTTTACTAAAGGCCGATGAAAACCTCTCACTCTTTTTCTCCTCAGCTGGTTGAATTTCGCCAGTGGGAACAGTTGAGTCAATTGGAGTGAGCTGTTCGTTAAAATCTACCATAGTTTTTTTATCCTTGTGTAAACTGTTAAACAATTGGTGCAGGTGCATTGGGTAGCAAGTCACTCACTGGACTCGCTGCTGGGTTTGCTAAAGGAGGTGCCATTGGAAGTTGATCTATTTGACCTTGCCCAGGTGGGCTGTGTGGTGGGGGTTGCCCTCCTGATGCTCCTTGTGATTGAGATCCTTGAGCTTGGGTGATGAGGCTTTCCACATCATCCATGTACTGCCGTATGAGTTGTTCCGCTTCCTCACTGTCCTCTTGCAATTTGAACTTAGAGAGGTATTGCAAGGAGAGGCTCATGGCCGTCTTGAGGTCGTCCGTCTCCTCGGGGGGGATATACTCCCCAGTTTCAATCATCTTCTCTATATTTGCCTCAACTAATCTACGCCCTGACAACACAAGTTCTGTGTATTTCTGCAAGTCAGGGAAGTCGAGGATATCTAAAGCAGCTTCAGGTGGGATAAACCCAGCCTGACTGAGCTCTTGCACCTCTTGAAGTTTTGCAGTTGGCGACTGGCTAAAGAAGTTGGTAGGCCACACTTGCACAATGTAATTATCCGGCTTGATAGACACCTGAGAGTACTTCAAGGGCTCTATGCCATCCTTTTTATCATACGAGATGACCTTATAATCCGTGCCAAACTCTGTTGATAAATCGTGGCATGCCTCGAAATAGAGATTGGCCACGTCAATATGGAAACGCTCACGCTGCTGACTGAGTGTGATGAAACGGGTGTTGGCCTGATCGGCGTATTCACGCAAGGCACGCCCACTGTCCACACCAGCGGGCTTCTTCCCCGCAGCTTGAAGCATGGGAATCCCCTGCGTTTCAAAGGCCTTTTGGTACAGCCTCTCAATTTGCTGGTAGACCTCAGTGGGCATAGTGGGAGGTGCACTAAATATGGGTGGAGTCCCACGGTATTTGTGGATGGCTCCAATTTGACTGTTCAACTGGTTTTCGTTTACTTGAGAACCTTCTTCAATGAATATCCGAGGAATAGCAATCAGTTTCAATGCCTGCTGGCACCGTGTCATAAGTGTGTTGATTTCGGCCTGAATAGGTAAAAGCTCTTCAGGCACGCCTCTGCCATAGAATCCTATGGGTAGCGTTGTGTGCCTGTAAAAGGCAAAGGGAAAACGATCCTTGAGGTAGGGTTCACGGAATAGAGTTAATCCGTCTGCAACGAGAGCGTGGCAACCGCCGGGAATCTCTTGGCTTCTAGGGGAATCATTCGATTTTCGGGATGTTGCCAGGTGCCACGCTTCGACCACCTTAATACAATCAGTCACGATATGTCCAGATCCAATGGAGACAGTCTGAGACTTGATAGCAGCTAGTGCATCTGCGTGCTCAGGATAGGCCTCCATAAGCGTGTATTTGGCCACAAACCGGGTTTGGTAAAGTGTGCGGGGCTTACCGTAAATGGAGTCGCCGGGGCAGGTGATAATCTCAGTGGGCAAAATGGAATCAATGGAGATGTCCCCATTTTCAGCCACAACTTTCACTATGCCCGTTCCAAAAATAGCACCATTCTTAATCGCTGCTGTGGTGATTTCGTGAACGTTTTTCTGCATGAGAATACCGTCAGAGAATTTGTTCATGAGTTGGGCACGTTTTTGCAGCTTAAAACTCCCCCCTTTAGTCACCACCATGGGCCTAATCTTCGTCTCACACAGTGAGTTAACCACTGTGTCTACACACGCCTGAGTCACATTTAAACCCAATGCGGGCCGTGCTCCACTCATTCCCCAGCTACCAGCTGCACTCGTTGAATACTGGTTGAGTGTAGAGCTGAGTTGTGGGCTTCCTGAATAGAGGCGTAAAAACCGTAAGTTCGAGTCAAAGATAACTTGGTTGCGTTCCTCGATGGTCCTTGCCGTTTGGTAAATGCTCGAGGCAAAAGATTTCGGATCATCCTCGGGCAACATCCACCACATGCCTGAGTTAGGATTACTTGCCAACAAATGCAGTGCTGGCTTGACTTTGTAGCCTGAATTACCTGTTTTAATCACCGTGTTTTATCCCTCAACTGTTTTGTCTGTTAACCATCGATGCCCTCAGGATACAACAGGGAATCCAGATCGGGTTGCTGCCTAGACTGGCTGGAGGCAGTGGGCTGAGTGGGCTGAGTGGGCTGAGTGGGCTGAGTGGGCTGACTCGATGTTGAGGCAATGGGTGTCGTGTGGGCAGATGGGGTGAGCCTCAATTCAATGGCCACGCCTCGCTCTAACAGGGTTGCAACAAGAACGCTAAAGTTATCCATTGGTTAACTCCTATTTACGCATAAAGTCTGAACATTTCACCATCATATCAAAGCGTTTCAAGGTTGGCTTGCAGTTGCGCCCCCCTTTGGAGCGTGTCACCTGCCTGATGATAGGTTTGCCTAGCCATTCTCTCCATTTAGCTATGGTTGCACTGGAATGGGGTAATTGCCTCCAGCAGCGCAGATACATGATGGTGGAAACATGGCCCTGAGTAACGCCATAGCGGGCAGCGACCACAGCACCACATTCATCATTGAGTATATCTTCAATAATCTTGCGTACTTTGAATTCGTCGAGCTTTTTAGCTCGTGGATAGGGGGTTGGTGTGGGCCCTTGTGGGGATGCAGTGGGATGGGGAGCGTTGGTTATGGGAATGCTCATAGCCTGACCTCAGTTGAGTGGTACAGCTATGGTAAACGGCCAAAGGGGGTTTTATCAAACAGGGGGTGCTGGGAGTGGGCGGATGACGGGCGGATGTGGGCGGATTGGCCTTAGTCGCCCTGCTTAGTGTACTTGGAATAGATGCGAGGGCGGGTGAGCAGGCCAGCGTCCCCCCATGTGTTCCAGTGGGATGGAGGGGTGTCTAGGTCTGGTCTAGGGGGGTCTAGCAGTGGGCCTTTAAGGTCTGTGGGATTGGCCTTGGCCTCGGCTATGTGCTTGTTAACAATAGCCTGAGCTACAAGGTATTGGAGTTTAAGGATTAAGTTCATTAGTCAACAGGGCATATTTTGACTGTTTTGGTTTCCGTGGCTTTACGCTTGCCATGGTAAAATCTTGAGTAAATTTGTTTCACTTTCTTTTCGCCCATCAGACTGCCAAAGGCAAACGTCTTGTAACAGTTCAAAGTGTCTAAAATATCAATAGCCTGCAAAGCCTCTTCTTCTGTTTGGTAGGCCCATTCCAATGCATAGACTTGCTTGATGCTAAAATCTTTACGGTTAGTGCAGACTCTCCAGTGGGTTCCAGTGTTCTTAGGAACTTGAGTAAAGTCGTTTTTCATTTCTGCACCCCGCTTTGTCTATTTATAGAATAGACTAGTTTTTTGACTTTGTAAAGAGTTTTTTTGATTTTTAATCAATCGGGGTTACAGTCAGTTGTAAATGCTGGGTAATGATATGCTTTAAAATGACTTTATGAAGATTAGCGTATATACGCTTGTTATTAATGACAATATTATAGCGGTCCGTGTCCTCAATATTGATAACCTCAACCCTGACCTTAAAAGGCAAAGTGAAGGCCAAGCCATGATTGCCTAAGCTCTTAAAATGACTAGCACCCATCTGGCTAGCAAAATATTCTGAACCCAAAGCCTCAAAAATAACTTGTGCTTGCTGCTCGTCCATCTAAAACCCCCTTAAGCTCTTCC